AATTTACAAAATAATAATGACAAATTCAATAGCAAAAGTATAAATTTTCTGCTTTTCCCTCTATAAATAAATATAAATTATATATAAGTAGTAATAAAAAAGCCACATTTAAGTGGCTCTTTTATGCTATATTTGTACTTTTTAGTGTATTGGTTAGTATGTTTCAACTAAAGTTAAGGAAGTGCTAAACATATTGTTAGCCACTTGCTTGAAGGTAGGCTGATTGCTTATTCTACATAAAGCAAACTCTAAGTCTGTTGCACTTGAATCAGGGCAAAAGATAAATGGTAATTTACCATTAAGTGTTAATTTAAAAAAGGAAGAAAGTGAACTATCAAAAGTATATCCTGCTTCACCTTCATCATCTGTGCCATGTGTTGTAGGATCATTCCATGTAAAAAACTTGTTTTCATTACCTGCTTTGCTAAATACATTGTCATCTGCCATAAAAGACAAACTAACTTTCCATGACCTTCTGCCCATAGAACCACCTACTTTATAATCATGGCCTTCTTGTTTTTCTAATGTCCATGCAGGTAAGTTATCCCAAGATGGCTGTCCTGTGTGTTGTATATTAGTTAGTGTGCTACCACCTACAGATGTTTGTGATTTTACACCTTCATATGATGTAGATAATGTAGCTTGTAGATCAAATGCAAATTCAGGTTCAAAGTATCTTCCAAAAGTAAAAGCACCTATATTTACTGTAGGATTATCTGTTTCAATGTCTTGCAAAGATTCATTTGTGTTTAAATTTTCTTCATTTTGGTTTGATTCTTGTTTAGTTATAACCATTTTTATACTACCAAATACATAAGGGTCATCATCTTTTGGCATAGTTGCTATTTCCCATAAAGAATAACCATTATACTCAGGCTTTATCTTATTTTTTGCTACTATATCTGAGTTTACTATTTCTGTAAAATCAAGAGCATTTGCAGATGTGTTGTTTGAATTACCCTGTGAATCTAAATAATTACCTGAATAAAGAAGCCTTACACCTTCTATTGTGTTTCCATTAGGGTCTTTTAATGTTCCTAAATTATGATTTAATATACCTGCAAAGTTTGTTTGTGATAGCAACTGTGATAACTCCATGTTTTTTTCAGTTAAAGGAAAACTTGCAGAACTATCTCCTGAAACAGTAAACCCAAAATTATATCCATTAAAACTATGATTGATTTCATATTTATTAGTATGCACTGGGTTCATATTCCATAAGTTTGATATTTTAGTTCCATTACCACCTAATATGCCACCTGAACTTGAACCTGTATAATATCCTAAAACTTTTAAATAGCTTGGGAAATCTGCATAAAATCTTGGTTTTCCTACACTCCTTTTTGCCATCTTAAACTCCTAAATAATTGATTTGTTAATTTTTCTTGTTATAATTTTTTCTGTTTCTATTTCTTCAGGTTTTCTTCCATCTGAACCAAATGTTCCAAAATTAATATTCCATTTATCTTGATTTACATTTAATACTTTAGCTGTTTTTAAATTACCTTCCCAATCTGAATAGCTGCAACTTTGTATTTCTAATTCACCAATATAAGTAAACAAAAGATTGGTTATTTCTTTTTTAGCCATACTATAAATAAGTATTTTGTTTTTGCTTATTTTAATAGTCCAACCATCAGGTAATTTTTTAACACCTTGTATAGCACCTAAATAATCTATTTCTAATCCTGCAATTTCACCATTACTTTCTATTTCAACACTACCTTTGCCATAAAGCAAAGATACACTTGATGCTTTAGGTTTTTTTAATATATCATTCATTTTCTATACCTAATATTTTATTTACAAGTAATACTACATCATTAACTCTTATTTGTCCATCATTGTTCATATCTGCATTTTGTAATGCTTGACCTGTCAAAGTAGAATCTCCAAGTATGTGATTCACCATTAAGACTATATCACCAACCTCAGCAGAACCATTTAAATTAACATCACCTTTCAATGATTGTGTTTCCATATCTTCTTGTGTATAAGATGTAGATTCATAATTATAAATATTATTTTTATATTCAAGAGAACTGTCTTGCATGTGATGTAGTTGTATAGCTTCTAATTTTACATTGTTAAGGCTTTTTTGTGTTTTAGTTATCATAAATACTGGCAATATATACTGACCACATCTTATTGGCATATCATCAGGTGTATCTATAACATACTTTTCATTATATATTTTTCTTCCTAAAATCATCTTGTTAAAATCTATTATATCTCCAATCTCTAAATTAAAATATTTAATTGGTAATGTTAAAGAAACTATGTTGTGTTGGTTGCAATTCCATAACAATAAGTATTGTGCCAATTCTAAGGCAGTTTGTAAATCTCTTATATATTTACTCTCATAAGTTAAAAAAGTGTCTATATGGTCTATTTTTTGGCTTATTTCATCTGTTTTAATGCCATAGTAGTTTATATCTTTTAAGTTTCCATCTAAAAAGTCTTTTTGTGTGCCACTTTTAAAGTATTTATTTGATAATACAGATTCATTTATTTTAACTAACCCTGTACTGTTTTTGTATTTTTCTAAACCATAATCCCAATTATATTTTATTTCTACTTGTGTTTTAATATCTTTTAAAGGTGTTCTGCTAAACTTATAGTTAATTACATCATCAGAATCAATAGTTGATATTTGTTCATTACCATTGTATGTGTTATTTATTGTAATAAATTTTAACAGATTGTTTGATAAAGTAACAAAAGACTTACTTGATTGCATAATCTCTTGTAGTAGTTGTTTGCTTTCAATAGCTTCATTTACAGAAAAACCTAATTTATAATTACTATGTGCTATTCTTGAATTTTCTAAAGATATTTGATCTACATCTTTATCATAGCCCAACTCATTCTCAAGCATATGATAAACAATGTCTGATGGTTTTTCAATTAAAGTTATTTCTGATGGATTGTATTCTGATACAGGTGTTTCATAAATAGTATAGTGATACATATATGCTGTTTCTAAAAAATCCCATTTGCTTTCAATGTTTAATAAATTAAATTGGTCATCAGCATTAATATCTAAATCATTATCAAATGGTGAACTGTCAAAATTGTTTGACCTTATAAAAATAGCATAGGTATCTGTTTGACCACCAAACCCTGTATCTGCTACATATTCAAAATCTATATCTTTTGTTTCACCTCTTGATATTTCAAAAGCACATCCATAATTATATATTTGCACAGAAGAATCAATTATATTTAATGTTCCATATTGTGCTGCAACACTATCCTCAAGTTCTCCATACCAATTAAGAGAATCTCCTATAACAGATTTAGCTTGTTCAAGATTTGTTTTATCTAACAAAAATAGTTCTACTATACCTGCATAGTCATTTGATTGTATTGTGACAGTACCTGTAACAGTTTCACCTTGTGCTACTATAGAAGGAACATTAAGATTTGTAATATTAGAAGTTAAATCTAAGTAGTCATCATAAGTTTTATAAGGTATTGATAAATAAATTTTTGGGTTTCCTTCAATATTTACATTAGCAATATCTGCTGGGTTAATTGTAACTGGAATTTGATTTTGAAAACCTCCCCATCTACTAACAAATAATTCAATATTTAAACAAATATTATGATTTTCAGGCAAATCTAAAGAGGGTCTATCATACTTACTAACCCAAGCTGCTGCTGTGTCACCTTGTTGACCCCAAAAATTTGGATAAGATGGTAAATTGAAATTGTTTAAAATAGAATTTGCATTTGTAATACCATAAATTTCAGGATGGTATGGCTCTTGCCACATAAAATATTCTTGTACTACTGTTGAAGTTCCACCACCTAAAACAAATAAAAATTCAGGGCTAATAGTAACACTAATTGAAAAATCTTCTACTTCCCATTTAGCATTAGGGAAAATTGTTACTGCCTCACCCCCCCATATACCTGCCTGTCTGACATATTCCATTCTATATGGCATTAAATCAGTTCTTGAAGTAGCACCTATACCACCACCTAAATTTTGCCATTCTAAAGAATTATAATTTTCTCCTGCTGTCCAAAATTCATCCCAATCAAAATATTCATAACCAAAGCCCATACTTGTAAATATTTTTTTTGTTGCTATATAATTCATTTGACCTGCTACATAAGTAGGATTATTTACAATATCACTTAAAACTGAACCTGAAACATCAGTAGCAAGTTCTGATCCATCTGCTCTTTCAATTATAATTTCAAAAGGTAATTGTGGAGAAATGAAGTTATATTTTGGTTTCCATATTATTGCAGACATTAGTAGCTACCTTTTATTGATTTTTTAATTTTAACTTTTGGAGCAATTCTTTTTTTAGGTTTGACTTTAGGTTTTACTAAAGGTTTTCTAACTGGCCTTCTTACAGGTGTTTGTCTTCTTTGCTCTACTATTGGCACATCTAAAGTGCCTACTCTTAATTCAAATTGTAATTGTGGTGAAGATGTATATCTTCCATCAATAGTATCAACCCTGCCTTCTGTATAAGCATAAATATCATGGTTTAAAAAATCATTTAAAATTACACTTCTTCTTAAAGATAAAGATGATATTTTAATGTAATTCACTATACCTGATTGCTCTTTCATCAATTCAAACTCACCATTATCAAATTCTCTTAAACCAATAACAGCTTTATTATGTGATATGTTTTTAGTATTTACACCATAATTTAAATATTGGTCTGCTAATTCTTCTTGTGCTGTCTGTAATACATAAGGCTCATCTATTGTTCCTGCATCTTTAATAAATCTTGCCATATAGAAAAACTCTGCTGTGTTATCAATCCATTGAAAGTTAAGCTTTGGTAATATATTTAAATCACCATCTGTTCCTGATTTAACTTCTTCTACTTTAGCAGTAATATTTCTAACAGGATTTAATTCATAGTTTACTTGTTTTGTATCATCAAATAATTTGTTTTTAAATTCTTTTACTATTGTAGAACTATTATAAAATTTTGATGCTTCAAGATTAATTATAGTTTCACCTTCTAATTTTGCATAATCATCATCATACACTTTATTTTCACCATAGAACCATTTTTCAAATGGCATTTCTATATTACCTTCTAAAGAACTAAAATCTTTTACCATAAGATAAACTGGATTTTCTTCATTAATATTTGTTGCTACAGTTTGATTTTCAAAGTGTACTGTGCCTTCAGGATTAGCAAAAGCTAACACATTTGTTGTAGCAGTTTTTTCAATTTCATTATTACCTTTCTTTAAAAACTTTAGTGTGTATGTGCTATTGTTTAATGTTAATGATGAATTTGTTTCTACCTCAACAAAACCATATCCTATTGGTGTGGTTGAATAATTTTGATTACCAAATGACACAGATTCTTTTGTAAAAAATATAGTATTACCAAGAACCATGTGTTGATTTTTATCACCTGATTCATAAATTGTACCACTCTTTGCACCATCAAAAATGTCTGCATCTTCTTTTATCTCACCATACACATCATCTGCAAACACATAAGGTATTGTAATTTGTTTTACAAAAAACTTATCAGGAGTAACTAAATAGTATTTGCTACCCATTTGTGTGCCTGTGCCATATATATCATAATAAACACAAGGTGCTTTATCTACAACACCATATACAAAAGGTATTCTTGCATTGTTATATCTATCAGGTATATTAGTGTTTTCAGGTACATACTCTATAGGCAGTTCTTTGTCTAATGTTTGCTCTGAATTATCTTCAATGTCTATATTTATAAAGTCTATGTTTTGTTCTATGCTTTTAACATATCCTGAAAAAACATTTAAACAATCATCTAATGTTTCTGCTGATTGTGACTTATAATATACATCTATCTGTTTATTCATTATTTCATCACTTAAAAGTTTATCAGATAAATACTCATTATTATAATTATAATCTATTAACTGCATCCTAACACTTGATATTTGAAACTTTTTATCTTTGACATCTATTGATTCTTTAATGTTGCCTAATGATTTAATTAATGGATCATAATGTTGATTGTCTAATGTAAGTTTATTTGTTGATAGGTATGTTGAATTGTTAATAACTACAAGAGGTACTAAATGTGTAGTCTTTCCTTGTATATCTCTTTCAAATATTTCAGGTAGCTGTAACATTAACTAATTCCTAAATCTCCACCTTTTCTTAATGCTTCTTTGATCATAGGCACAGCTTCATTTTCTATAAAGTCATTAGATAATACATTACCTTGAAACACAACTGTTGCACCACCCATTCCTGCACCCTCATTCTGTGTAGGTTCTATATTAACATACTCTGCACCTTCTTCACCAGCAAGTATAAGTGTAGGCTCTGTAACTACTTCATTCATGCCTTCTGCTGCTGCTATTCCTTTAACTGATTGTGCAAGGTTTTTACCAAAAACTGCTGAACCTGCTGCAACTGCTAATCCACCAAAGAAACCAACTTCACCAAAAGCTTTAGCTATCATTTGTGCAACTGCTTCTTGTATTTTAGCTGTAATAAATACTGCTGATGCTGATTTAGCTGCATCTGCTGCTGTTTTTTGAGATGCACCTATAGCTATAGCTGATTTTATACTATTTTTATCAAGCTTTTCTTTAGTTGTTAAACTGCCAACTAAATCATTTATTGCACTTTTTATTTTAGATGTTTGCTTTATATCTTTTTCTTGATTTTCATTTTTTTCATTACTAAGCCCAGCTTGTCTTTCTTCAAGCAATAATAACTGTTCTCTTAATAACTTTAATTCTTCAAGCTGTTTAATTTCTTCTAAAGTTAATTCTCTTTCTTGTTCTTTTTGTTTTATAATTCTATCAAGATTTTCTATTTCTTGTTGTTCTGTGCTTCCTAAATCTTCAAAAGCTGCATTTAAAAAAGGAACAGCAATTCCTAAACCACTCATAGAAGCCATTAATTTTGTAACACCATTTTCTATTTTTGTCACAGGTTCTATACCTTGCTCAAATAGTTCACCTTTTCTTATTTCTGATTCAATTATTTTGTCATTAGCATCTTTTAATTTTTTTTGCAAATCTTCTGAACTTGATATTTGAGCAGTATCTGCTTCTAATTTAGCTATTTTAGATTTTGTGTTTGCAATCTCTAAATGTGTTGTTTCTAAACCCAATTCTTGCATTACTCTAATTTGTTTTTCAAATGGTGTTTCAGTAAAAATAGATAAAAATTCTTGTGCTTCTCTTGCTGCATTTCCAAGAGCCTGTGCAAGTAGAGTAACTACAGGTGAAAATATTTCTCCAATAGCTTCAGCTGTATCACCTAAAGTGTTTGTCATTTGGTCTAATGAGCCTGTTAATGTTCCTACTTCTTCTTCAGCAGTTCCTCTAAACTGTTCTCTGATAAACTTAATACCTTCACCAGCCTTTAATTGTTCAGCTGTTAATTCTTTAAATGCTGCTGGTAATTTTTCACCTAACTCACCTTGCATACCACTTAATGTTTTTGTAGTATTCATTACTGCACTTTCAAGTGATATACCCATAGCTGCTGCTAAATCAACTGATGCTTCTATTATTTCTTTTGTTTGGTCTGTAGAAACACCTAAAGACTTAACATAAGCTTGTTGTGCTATAATTGCTTCATCACCAAATCTTGTATTTTGCTGTAATGCTTTTGCTTGCCTTATAAGTTCATCAGTAGCATCTCCTGCTGCAAATCTTAATTTTCTTTCTGCAAGTTCTTGTTGTGCAAATGCAGCTGTAGCTGATTTAACACCTGCTATTAATCCTTGTGCTGTAAAATATGCTGCACCTGCTGCTAATGCAGATTTAGCAAGGTTTTTTATTCCACTTGCTACTTTATTAGCACCCTTATTAGCTTTATTAGCACCATCTAATTGTACTTTAATTTTTTGAGTAAATGTATTTGCTGCCATCTAATCCTCTTTAGTTGCTTTTTTAATTTCTTTTTTTATAAGTAGAAAGTCATCTACCATATCTGCTGGTGTTTCTTGTAAGCTTGGGTAAGGTGGACAATTAAAGGTGTCACAAAAAATATATTTCTTAATAAGGTTTTGAGCATCTGAATCATATACATGTGTTGGATCTGCAAAGAAAAAGAATTGATTATATAATGCTTCACCTGTATCATAACCTTTTTGTTTTGCTTCATCATAACAATCCATTAACATCCCATTTATTTGTTGCATATTTTCTATAACTACACTTTCTTGTGTAACAGGATTTAAAGCTTGATAAGGAAACTCTTTTTTATGTTGTGTTGATGGTTGCTTAACTGCTAACCACACATTCAGAATTAAATTTATTTCTGAAATTTTTTTTTATTTACAACTTCATAACATCTGTTTGCTATTGCTATTATTTCAGTATCAGTAAACTTATTTATATCTTCATCAATTAAAGTAGTTGCTACTCTAACCATCTTAACAAAATCACCAAAACCTATATTAGCTATCCCACCACTTTTAGTTATAATGTTGTTAAACTCTATCCTTTCATCAAGGTTTAAATCCTTAACATCAAATGTAATTTCTTTTACATTTTCACCTTTTATTTTAGCATTTTTTGACATATTTAATCTCCATTTAGTATGCTAATATACTAAACAAAGTATTTTTTACCAAGCTGATTGAGATTCACCTACAAACTGTTTTACTAAAAAAGCTTCAGTAGAACCATTTTGTACACACTCAAAAGCTAAGTTGTGAAATATTCCATTTTCACTTATGTCTTGTGCAGGATCACCAGTATATTGTATTTCTGCTAATATATTCATTTCTCCTGCTGCTGCTGTGCTTTCTACATCACCCCATTTTAATGCAAGTGACATTGTATCACCATCAAGAAAGTCTTGTATTACATTGTTTCCACTACCATAATCAAACTCATCATCATATTTAATAGATATGTTACCTGTAATTACATACTCAGGAAGTGCATAAGCTTCTGCATTACCATTTGCATTAAATCCTAATCTATTAACTCCATTAGATATGTTAAAGTTAAATGATTTCAGAACAAGATTCTGTGTTGCATTACCTTCAACATCAAGTGTTTTAGTTGTCAATCCACCAATGTGATAATATGAACTGCTTGGTGCTGTCCAGTTAGCTATAGTGAAATCAGTTTCTAAAGCTGTGCTTGTTGATTCAGTTTTACTAAACCCTGAAAAATAATTACCACTCATTGTTAGGAAACCACCATTTGTTCCATAATCTGCTGATATGTTTAAATCAGAACAAACTGCTCCACATATTCTAATGCCTTCACTTGCAGCTGGGTAGTAAGCTATGTTTACACTATGTGGTACATTCCCACTTGTTGCTCCACCTACAGATTTAGCATTACTTGAACCATCAAATTCAGTTTGATGAACTTCACTTCCACCACTTCCTGATTCACTATGTTCTTGACCTACTAAACACAAATGTTGTGATAATAATTCAGGTGTTGCTATCATATCAAAAGGCATAGTAACTGTACCACCTTTTTGACTAATTATAGTATCACCAGCAGCTTTTACACTACCTTTACCTGATAATAATCTTGATTCCCTTGTAATGTTAAATGTAGGTTTCTGAACTTGCACTATAGGAAGTTGTCTATATGCAGTACCATCAGCACCACTATTATCTAAACCAACTCCAAAATTTCCATCAGTTTCAGCTTTTATCCCTGCTTTTACATCACTTATAGGGAGAACTCTTGCATCTGCCATTATTTTTTCTCCTTAACTTTACTTTGTTTTTTATTTAGTTTCTCAACAATATTCATAGCTAATAACTTATCAGCTAATTCTTTGTTAATATCAACAGCTTCACCTTTAGCTAATGCTTTTCTTTCTGCTACAGAGCAGGGTATTGCTTGTGGACTTACATTGTTGAATTTATCATTTGCTTTTACTTTCATATTTCTCCTATCCTACATTACCTATGTGTTCACAGGTAAAGTCATATTCTACTACAAAAAAACCTTCTTCATCTGTATCTGCATCTAAATCCATTTCATTCATTCTTAAATTAAATGCTGTTGTAGAATCTGCTAATGTTATAGTTATATTATCATGTATTAGTGCTTCTAACCTTGCTGAATTATTCATTACATGGTCTAAAAAATTATGTGATTCTCTTTTATCTTGAAATATATATTGTATAGTAATGCTAAATTCTCTTTGCTCCATGTGTGATGCAAACTCAACTAAAGATGACCCATTAGGTATTAGCCTTATAAACTCATTTGATTTTAACATAGGTTGTTCATTAGTAGCTTTTTGAACAGGTACTGGCATTTCTGTTTTAATGATTTCTTCTAATTTGTCCATTATGTTGTTAAAATTATTTGTATAAGTAACTGCCATTATAATATTTTTCCTATTCTTGAAAGGTTAATAGTTCCTGTTTGTGCATTAGATATTTTTCTTGCTTCACTCATTACTTCTATTTCCCATTGATCATTCTCTGCCATTGAAGAACCTTGATACCTAACATACAAACCACCTAATCCTGACAAACCATCTAATCCACCTGTAATAATATTGTCTGTAGATTCTTGACCAAATAACTTATCATTACCAAAGTATTCTACTTTAACTTTAGCCACACCATAAGCACCAGCAGTTGTGCATGTAATTCTTAATATATCATAAGGCTCACCAAAGTATTGTCCTGCTGTTTCTACAAGTTGCATACTTCCTGTTTGTGTAATCTTTCTAATTGATCCTTGAGAATCTTTATTATCAACTTCAAAAGATAATTTAAACTCACCTTTGTTTAGTCTGTCTGTAATACCTGTGCCATCTGCATTTGTTACTAAATTATAGTAGTAGTCTGCTTCTTCACTTATTGGGTCTTTACTTCTAATTAGATTAGATGCACATATATAACAAGTAGCCTTGATTATTATAGCATCATACTCTGAAGTCAATCCACTTGCTGCACTTTCTGATATCTGTGTGTTTTTTGGAAGTGGTGTTGGGTATCTTGAATCTAATATATTATTTAGTTCCATACTTGCATTTACTAATTGTTGATTAATAAAATCAGTAAAATCTTGACCTGCTTCAAAGATTTGATTGTTTATGGTAGTAGATGTGTATGTGTCATTATAGTATTCTAATTTGTTTTCTGCTGATGTATATAACCACTCACCATTTGCATTAGGTGTGTCATCTGCATTATTAGAAGCACCTTGTTCATCACCATTAATAAATAATTTATCTACATAGCCACTATCATGGAATGTATGCAAATTGCTATTAGTAGATGGATTAAATAACTGTGCTTTGCTATCATAATCACCCATTCTGTTAAAATAGTTACTTAAATCTGATATACTTGCATATTTAAAGCTTGTAACTGCCATTATTTACCTCTTTTTTAAATTTTGTATAGTAAGTGTAGGGTAGAGCAAAAACTTGAACAACAACCCCAATATTATTATTTCAAAAATCTGCTCCACCCTTTTCACTATTTTCTTTTCATTCTTCTTTTAACTTTTCTTTTAAGTTTTCTTTTTACTTTTTTCTTTTTTCCATAATGATATGGCATGATTTCCCCCTATCCTAAACTAATTACTCTAATGTCTGTATCTGCTTTAGCATTACAACTTCTTGCTTCAAGTGTAACAATACCATTTATAGTTGTGCTACCACTTTCTACACCACCTGAATGTGCTGCTTGTGTGTTAGCTGAAACAACAAACTCTGCATTTGGATATACATTTAAGTTAATCTCACCTGTTTCATAATTTATTGTTCCTGTACCTGCTGCACCTGACAACTGACCCATGCCATTGTCTGTTAAGAAAGCACCTGTATTTTTTCTACTTGCATAAGTTAATGGATCAAATATCTCATCATCAGGTAACTTAGCTGCAACAGGTGCTTCTAATGAACCTGCTGCTGGTATAATTCCAACTCCTAATGGTGTAGTTCCTCCACTTGGTGCTGCAATCAATATTGCACCTGTAGATAATCTTGAACTGTCTGTTATTCTAACATCACCATTTACTATAGCAATAGTAGCTTTTTTGTTTTTTAAGTTAGTTCCTGTAGTAAACTTATCATTTATTGCTGATTGTATTTTAGCTATTACATTACCAAAGGTAACATCACTTGAATCTGTTGTAAAAGCTACATCATCTGCACTACCACCTGATATTTTAAGACTAAAAGTATAAGTTGTGCTGACTGCTAATCCTGTCTTTGTAGAACTTGTTATACCTGATAGCCCAAACTCTTGGTAGCCATGTTCATAGAATTTAAGTGCAATACTTCCTGGAACTAATCCATCTGCTACTGTATCAGAAGTTCTTCCATATCCAAAGAAGTTCATAGCCCTAAACAATCCTGAAGCATTTGTTTTGGCTACTGTAGCACTACCATTCCCACCACCATTATAAGATGTGTCATCAAAGTCATGGTGCATATTAAAGAATGGTAATCTAACTGCAACATCATCAGCATGAGTTGCTGCTGTAGATCCATACAACCCTCTAACTATTGTGCAGGTACTATTTGCTAAATCTGCACCTGTACCAACAGCTGTAACTTCACATATTTCATTTTCTAACCTTATTAAATCTCCTACTTTAAAAAACTTACTGTGACCATCTTCTAAATTTAAAGTTGTGTGGCTTGTATCAGAACCAATAGTGTTTGCTGTTGCATGATCAACATCTGCACCACTATCAACATATTCATTTGAATCAGGTGCTTGGTTGTCAACTAACACACCCATACCACCACCAACTGCTCCTGATGCTCCAATTAATCTATTGTTTGGCAAGTATACACATTCTCCTGCTGGTAAAAGCATAGCAAGGTAGTGTGAAGCATCACTCATTGAATCAGCTGTATTGTCTGCATCTGTAGTCCATTCTGCTGTGCTAATCAATAACTCACAAGCTACACTACCTGTGTTTTCTACAAGTATAGCTTTTGGTGCTACCATTGTATCATTAGCTACATCTCTGCTGTAATTAACTAAATCAATACCTGCATTTGAATTATCTACTTTTATAATTTTATCAAAGATAACATTATATGCACCTGTGATTCTTTTTGTATAATCTACATTAGGTGTTGTTATCTTTATCTCTTTTGTATAACTTGCCATGTTTATCTCCTATTGATAATGATATTTAACTATTAATTGTGCTGTAACATCATTTGTGTCTGTTACATTTTCAAAAGTTGCTACTATTACTTTGTCTGCTGCAACATTAGCAGAATCTACAGTTAAGGTTGTTGTGACCATTCTGTCATTATTGGCTGCTAAAACACTTCCATTGTGTGATAGTAGTGTGCCACTTGATAAATTACCTGCTGTAGAGCCAGTTCCTGTTATTAAAGTGTATGAATATAAATGGAAGTTTAAATCAACAGATGCTTCTGCTGCTGCCAAAACTCTTACCTCATCAATAGTAATTGCTGTTGGTACATACCAATAAGATGCTACTGCATCATAACTTTGAAGTCCTGTTGAATTGGCTACAGTTAATGATGTTGCAGGGTCTGTGCCTGTTCCAAAATCAAGTGAAGTAGCTGATGAATGTAAAGATTGGTCAACAAACATACTATGATGTTTTCCAGCTGTAGGCTGTGCATCATACACTCCAAATCTCTGAATCTGTGTTGTTACATGAGTTTGTGTAGTTCCTGCCTTAACAGCTGAATTAGTAGAATCAACAACAAGCAAATCAGTACCTGAAGCATTTTCTACAGTTAATAGAGCAGTTGAATCAGATGATGGTTTTAATGCAACTTTATCACCACCTAATGTTAATGCAGTAGAATTGCCCAACCCATCTTTTATAATAGTTCCATTAGTAGTTCTGCCTGAACCACTATTGTCAACTTGCAATAAGTCTTGGTAACTACTTGCTATTGTCTTGTTTGTTAATGCCATTTATATCTCCTTAATCATATACTGCAAAATCTGTTGTAGCTGCTGGTAATGCAACTGCCTTCATAATAAAATCACCAAACCTTGAATCTGATGTGCCACCCCATCTTAAAAATCCTGATGTTGAGGTAGAACTTGTTTTTGCACCTAACCAATATTGGTAAGTTGTTCCTGCTGTTAAACCTGTTACTACCCACATATGTTGGTATAAATATCTATCTGTTTCATCTGCAACATTAGTTACATGCTGATAAGTATCACCAATGCTGTTATAGGTTGCATTGTCAGATAATCCAAATCTTTGTTGTGTTCCTGAAGCAGCATCAAGTTCTATTTGTACTGTTATTTCAACATTACCACTTGGAGGTGCAACAAACTTTACATTCATAGCTGGTGTTGGAACTGCATAAGATGTTGTCAATGTATATGTTTGATGGCTTTCATCTTCACCAATCATTTGAAAACCTAATATCATACCTGCATAAGCACTATTTGCTACACTAAACTCTGTGTTGTTTCTTAGTGCTGAAAATGCACCTGTTCTACTATCCAATGTCATAGCCCCATTTGAAGCTACTATTAAACTATCAAGAGAAACAAGTGATGTAGCACCATCAGTATCTGTTGTAACTGTAAAAAAATTACTACTATCATTATCACTTGCTATTTTTAAAGGTGATATAAGCTTCTCTGAACTTAAACTGCTATCAAATCTTGTTTTAGTTCTAACAAGCAGTTCTTCTTCAGATATTTCTAATCCAGTTAGCTTATCATCTATTTTTAAAGGTTTTAGATGACTATCTAAAGTATTATCTATAGTAATTTCTTTACTCATTTATATTTTTTACAAATTCCTTTATTTTAGCAACAACCTTATCATCTTTTTTACTTTTAGTCAGTTTAGCAATAAACTCTAATATGCCTAATATTGCAGGTATAATTCCTTTCTTTGCTACATATCTTGTTAAAATAGCTTTAAACATTATTTATTATCTGACCTTAATCCTTTAATAAAACCTCTTAATGCACCACCTACTATATTGTCAATTAGATCAATAAAGTAAGGCTCTATAGTTTTGTTCCATATTTTTTTAGTAAATGACCATTTTGTAAGTCCTGCTGTTAAAAACACACCTGCTTTCTCACATAATGTTTCTACAAAAGCACAAATATCTTCATTAGGTATTTTTTTCAAAATCCATAATATTGCACCTCCACTACTTAATCCTAATCCCATTGTTAATAAATCCATGTTTATCTCCTTTAATTATTTTTTAAAAATTTCTCTAATTTATCTTTAAAACCATTACCACTATTCTTATTCATAAGTTTAGATATTATATCTACTAAACCTTTGTAACTTTTTTCTATTCCTTTTTGTTCTATCTGCATCTTCTTTTGTTGGTCTATAAGTTTTATTGTTATTCCTTCTAATCTTTTAAATCTTTCATCAAGTTCTTCCATCAGTTCATCTTGTATAAACTTGTTTTGTTTCCATATAAAGAACCCAAATGCTACTGCTACACAAATAGGGATCCCATACTGCTCTAATATTGTCAAAAAATCCATTAGCTTTTAGCTAACTTATAAATTTTTACACATATATAAACAAAGGTAGCTAACCCTACCATTATTCTAACTACAACAGGCAACCACTCCATCCATGTTATTATAATACCACTTGCACCTGCTGATACTGTTCTTAAACTGTCAATCATTTATTTCTCCATTGTGGAGAGCATACAACACAGATTGGAGGAGTGCTAAACAACAACTTTGAAGATAGTTTCTGTGGATTTTGTCTTTTTAGCTGATTTTGCATTGTATGCTTCCAAACTTTTATCAATTTTATAACCTTTATTATTAACATTCTGTAAATCTATTTTAATTCCATCTCTGTTGCCATCATTGTAAAATATGTAACAATTCTGACTTGCCCTTCCTGATAAATTAAGTGCTTTATCTGAATAATCATTAGCACCTACCATACTTGAACTTCTTGAATAATTATCTCCTACTCTTGCACTATGAACATGACCAAATATCACATAATGTACTTCTATTCCTTGCCCTGCATATCTTCCTATAATTTGGTTTACTGATTTTTCTATACCACCTTTAAGTGAACCATGCCCATGCAACATTAACAAATTTTGTCCAGCAACATTAACTACTATTTCACTTGGGTCACCATCAATAAACTTTACATGGCTATCTTTAAATAAAAACCTCAAACAGTTATAAATGGTGTAATCATAGTTGTCTGTAGCTACTATGTTACTCCAGCCCAATTCTTTGTTTGCTCTACCTTCATTCCCAACAACACCTGCAATAGATACATTGTAGTTTTTGTTTAAATCAAGTATTACTTGTTGCATTATGTCTACTGATAAGAATGTTGCTTTAGCCCTGTTTGTAGCTTGGTTTAGTAGTTCATCTAACCTTCTATCAGAATTTAATAAATCTCCTGTTAAAGCTACCACTACATTCTTTATTTGTGCTATTTCAAAGTATTTCTTTGCTTTGCTTACAAAATATTGACATCTTTTAGCTGCAACCTCAAAATCATACTTGTTTGTTTTTAAATTTACTAACTCATTAAAGTGTAGATCACTAAACTGTATAACACCTACTGCTTTCTTACTACCAGTATGCTTTCTTGTTAATTTGTGTAGTTTATAATTTTCAAAAAGCTTTTTTAACTCTTTGCTGTATTCTTCTACAGCATTTTCAACTCTTGCAAATTCTCTAAAACTTTTTCTTTCAACTCTTGTAATGTCTTGTGCTTTCTGCTTTTGCTTCTTGTACTTGACATTTTCTTTTAATAATTCTATGTCCTCTATAGGACAACTTGTTTTTCTGCTACATCTTTTGCACTTGTATCTTTGTTTCCCATGCTCCCATCCACTTTTTCTTAACTGTATACTAAAACAATGTGGACATGCCAACCTATTTTGCATACTTGACTATATCAGATAGTTTCTTTGCTCTATTTGGTGTTTGTTTATACCATTTACTGTCAAGCATTTCAACAGCTGCTTCTTTAAACTGTTTTGTCATTAAATATTGGATTGTTTTTTTAAACTTAGAAAACCCTGATACACCTAACTGAAAACACATCTCTATCATTACATCTTGTACTGATTCAGGCATTGAATCTATAAAAGGAAACTTTTGCTCTACTCTTAGTCTTAATTCAGCTACTTTCCTTTCAAGGATCATATCAGCTATATCTTTATCCATCACTAAATCTTTGACAGCAAATCCATAGCCAATAGTATCATAACCTTCTGTGCATTTGTAAACTCTGCTTCTAAAACCTTCAGATTCTTTAATGTTTTCAAGTAGTGACATTAACCAACAGATTTTGAGTATTTTTTAGGTTGTGCATCTGATATAACACTAACACCACAAGCTAATACTGCTGCATTTGCTGCAAATAACTTATCTGTAGCTGCTTTTCTTATAATTACAGTATCAGAACCATCTAATGAAAATGTGCCAATATCTGTGCCATCAGATGTGTTTAATGTTACTAAATGTTCTGTTCCTGTTGCTGCTGTATTGTGAAGTCTTACAAACTCACTTGAACCTACATTTGAAGAACCTGCATCATCTGTTCCTAAAGCAGCTTCTGTAGTAATTGGTGAAAAAATAATCATTATTAAATTCCCTCCACTTTACAACCTTTTGCTTCATACATTTTTATTTCTGCTTCTGATAAATGATCTCTTAAAATACTATTGCCATTAGGCTTAGATATTTTATACTTGCTTACTGCTTTTACTTCTTTTTTTACTTCTTTTTTAGCTTCTTTTTTAGCTTCTGCCATTATTATTCTCCTTAAATAATGTTTCCATTTTTATCAAAATCTATGCCACCAAAGATGCCTATATTATCTGCACCTTTACCTTTTTTGTTCCTACTAATTCTGTTGGAAACCTCTTGCATATAATCCATATACTTCATTTTCTTACCTTTATAATATGCTTGTTGTCCTTTGTCTTTATCATTAACAAGCTTCAATTTGTTATCAGGATCAAGCTGACATCCAAATTCTTTGTTGTTTAGGTTTCCTATATCTTTTTTATTTGATGACATGATAAGTAAAAGGGTGGCTTTTACACCACCCTTACTTTTATGTATTATGAGATTTCAGTATGTATTTCAACACCATGCAAATCAACTAATTCAGAAACTGCCCAATATCCATTGGCAACTAAATTAGTAGAAGCACCTAACTCATTTCTTTCAGTTTTTAACTCTATGAAGTTTCCTCCACCAAAGTCAATATAACCTACTCCAATAGCTGTTTTTGAGTATATAGCACCTTTCTTTCTACCTGTATCACCATCAATAACTTGTGGTGATGTGTAGAAATCAATACCTGCTAAACTGCTTACAAAACCTGCTTTGTAGAATTGATCACCTACAAAACTTGCACCACCATGTGCAAATGCACCTGTAGATGAAGCTGTTTGTGTAAGGGCTAAGTCATTTGAAAGTCCAAATGAGCCATACATTTGTTGTGGGTGTAATACTGCACTATAAGGTCTTGGAGCATCATTAGTTTCCAAAGAAGCTAAAGCATCCATTATGTCAATAAACCTTAAACCATCATCTGTACCTTTGCTTGTTGCAAAACCATCATACAATGCACAAATGTTAGCATCCATTTCTGCTGCTACTGCATTACCAAGAACTTGACCTGCATTTACAAGTAAAGCATCTGCATTACCATGTGCTGCTAAATCAGTAATTCTTGCATTAATGTGGTTTCTTAGTATTTCCACATTTGTTGCAGCAGTTGTAATACTTGTTGCTGATACTTCTGTATCTTCATCACCTGTTGCTTCATTAGTAACATCTGATACACCTAATTTACTATAAACTGGGAATTGAACAACATTACTGCCTTTAACTGCTGGTTGTAGTGAAACAGTTTGTGGAGTAACTGCTGCTTTGTTGAATTGTACTATGGCTGCTGCTATGGTTTTCCCTAAACCACCAGCTGCAACACCTACATCTGTATTTGCCATGTTTTACCTCTTATTTAATGTTAATAAATTACTTAATGTAACCTTCAACATTCTGCTCTAAATACTTTTCAGCACCTTTTGGGTCTTTCATAGCATACTCTTGAATTGAATCATACCCACCAAAATCACCTGTGGGTTGACCACTTGCTGGTCTGCTGGTATTTGTAGGAACAGAACTGTTTTTAGTTACTTTGTTTACATACAACTCCAGCTTATCTAAAGATAGTCCATCTGCAATAGATTTATCTGTATCTTCTGTTAATTTTTCCATTAAGGAAGTTCTCTTGTTAGACTTGTACTCCTCATATTCTTTTACAACAGCAGAGGACTTTTCAAGCTTAGCATTAGCTTCATCAAGAAGTGTCTTATATTCACCTTGTTTTTCTAACTGCTTTTGTCTTGCAGCTTCTTGGTCAGCTTTAAACTTATCTAATTGAGATTGAAGTTCAGATACTTGAGATTTATATTCATTCTTTTGATTATTAACCTCATTGAATCTTGACTGTGGTATACCTTCTGATACATTGTTTTTACCAGCTTCTGTGCTGGGTTGATTTACCTGATTGGCTTCAGTGTGAGTTGTCTTATTTTCTTCTGACATTTGTACCTCTTTTGTGAGTAAATTTTGAAAATCTAATGCCTTAATATATATAATATATTAAAAAAACCAAATGTTTATTTTTTGCCTATTGTAATTGTCTGACTACCCTTAGGCATATTCTTTTTTAAATACTTGTTAAATTGTGGCATAATTTTATCTACAACTTTTGGATTTATAGGATGACTTCTGCTTGTAAGTATTCTGCCCATCTTTCTTAAATGGTCTAATTTATAAGCATGAGATGTCCATCCAATATAAATAGCATTATCTTCAGGTGATACTGTATGCTGTGTATCAAGTAATAAGTCACCACTAACTACAGGTGCAGTAGATTGTGCATACTGGCTATTCTGTCTTTTTAATTTGTTTGATTTCTTTCTTGTTTCATAGCTTTTACTATATTTAGGAAATGATCTATCATCTGCCATCTTAGGATTAGATTTATCATAAGTAATCTTTCTATATTCATTAATAGCTATTGTGCCTATGATGTTATAAAATGCTTTGTTAAACATAGGTGTTGGTAGTTTAAAATCTTTGCCTTTTTTAGCCACTAATTAAGTCCTTTATCTTTAATAATCTTTTTAGCACCTTTAGGATCATGTGCAAACTTATCTTGTAGTGCTATCTCCCATTTATGTCTACAATTATATCCACCACCTGATATTAACACTTCACTACCAAACCTACTTACAATTTGTTTTCTTGTAAGGTCACCTGCTGCCATCATCTCTAAACATTCAGGTCTTGTTTTTTCATCTAATGCACCAATATACTGATATTTAGTTGTTTCAGGCATCTCATCTATCATTAGCTTTGTAACACTTCTACTGTACTCATTCATAGATGTATCTATTAGTGTTTGTAGTTGTGATGATGATAATGCACCTTGACCTCTAACAGATTCTACAACTGTTTGTATGCCTGTACCTGCTATAATGCCTTTTACAACCTCTTTTTTGATTACTTGACCCATATTGTCTAATTGATTTAAAAGTGTGTCTGTGCTGTAGTTTTTAAGTGATTGTAGTGTTTGTTCAGATAGTGCAGCAAACCCTTGTATTGTTTGTAGCATATCTGTGTGTGTATTATCAAATATAGATATAGCATTTCTTGCTTTTGCTCTTACTATTTGTTTAACATCTAAATTTTCTATAAATACAGCAAACTCAGAAGCTTTTTTGCTACCTTTAAGTTGATATAAACTTTCTATAGTTTCTTCTTGTACTCTTAAAAGTATATCAGTTATAAGTTCTGAATTTTGTTCTATGAATAGTTGGTCTGACATAAGTCCATCAATTCCCATTTAGTAGATCACTAACTGTTTTCCTTGATTCCCAAAACCTGCATGACCAGTATCTTGCTTTTGTTTTGTCTGTTGGCTTGTTTGTATCACATTTATGTCTTGCTCTAAAGCTTCTTCTTCTTTCATCAGAATATCTTTTAATGCTTAAATTAGGATCACCAAACATAACTTTCTTTACTTTGTCACCATCTTTAACATAAACTTGGAACTTCTTTCTTCCATAACCAGCTTGACCTTTAGTGATTCTTGTTGGTTTATCTAATGTAACTTGCCTACCTTGATATTCAGCCATCTATCTGCCTACTTTTCTCATAGCTATTTTATGTGATTGAGTAAATGTCTTGCCTTTTTTCATAGCTGTTACCATAGACTTTAAATGTTTTGCTGTGTGGTGTGTTTTGTGTCTTCTCATAGCAGTTTTCTGTCTTTTAGTCAAACCTGTCATGTTTACACCTTTTACATAATCTGATTTTGGCATTATAATCTACCTACCTTTCTTCTTGTTTTCTTTGAGTATTTTGCTCTTTGTTTACCTTTCTTTGATGCTGCCCTTTTCTTTCTATTCTCATAAGCTTTTTGTGCAGGTGTTAAAGTTTTTCTAACTGATTCAGGTAAGTACCTACCTCTTTTTGCTCTTGGTTTTTTAGATTGCCCTTTGCTAACATAATCCCATTTTTGTTTAGTCCATTTAGCAAGTGACCTTTGTGACTTCTTCATAGCCATTATCTGTATCCTCCACCTTTAGCTTTGTACTGTCTTGCTAACATCTGTGCTTTTCTTGCTGACCATTGACCTGCTCTGCCACCTTTACTACCAGCTTTTATTTTGTTAAATAATCTTTTTCTCATAGCAGGTTTAGTATAATTACCTGCTTTGTTAACAGTGCTTTTTCTTCTTTTCCTAACTGCCATTATTCTACTGGTCTTGTTAGTTGTGCTAATAATGTGTTCTCTTGTGGTTCTTCTGCTTCATCTTCTTCAGCTAAATCAGCACCACTTCTTTCAAACAAATAATCTTCTGCTGCATCTCTGTCTTGGAATTTATCAGGGTCTTGTTGCATTAATATGTCTGCTCTATCAATAAGTCCTGTCTGTAGTTCCCATGTCCATCTTTCTCTTTGTTCTTTTTCAGATAGAACTTCTTCTGTTTCACTAAAGTCTATTTGGTCTAACTCACCAGCATCTCTGTTAAAGTCTACAGCTAATATAAGCTTCTCAAGTTCAAACAATTCTTTTTCTACTTCTTTCCATCTAATTACATCAGATACTCTGTTATCTTGCAACTCTTGGTTTCTTAATTTAAGTGCTACACCACTTTGTGCTGTTGTACCTTCTACAAAGCTAATGTCTATGTGGTAGTTCTGTGCTAACATTTTATAAGATGTTGTAACTGCATTAGTTATTGTGCCTACTGTATCAGGTGGACTTACTAAATTCATTGTCCCATCAGCACCTAAAAAGCTAATTTTGTCTGCTCCCACTTCCAAACTGTCAAGCTCTACTTGGCTTCCATTTATGTAAATATAACCAAATGATTGAAACATTATGTTTGCAGCTTTGTTTGTTTCTGCAATATTAATCATAGTGTTGGTTTGTATAAGGTCAGATGATGGGTCTGTATCTAAATAACTTGATTCAGGCTTACCATCTCTAAAACATTCAATAAATGGTAATCTACCATAAGGGTTAATCATATCAGGATTCATTTCATCTGTATATTTAGCACCATTACTATCATAAGTAAAAGTGTTGTCTTTATCCCAATATACATACAATTCAGGAGTGTCATCTAAAACAGAATCTTTACTGGCTATGGGATATGTAAATGCTATTGGTTTTAATGGATCATCACCAAATATAGGCTCAAAGTCTGTTATAATATCATACTCAATGTGACCTTCACCTTTGTCATTTTCTCTGTAGCATGGCTTAACAAGTAAGCTACCTAATAAATTTGTAAACCTTTCTGCTCTTTGTAGTTTAAAGTCTTTATGATGAAACAACTGTGGTACTTCTTCATTTGTGTAAACCCTTTTAGGTGGCTTCATGTAAACAAGGGATATTCTGTCAATAATTCTTTTAGTAACATTGATGTTAGCAGCAGGTACTTTTTGAAACAATGATACATCAAAAAACTCTTGTGTGTATGGAACAGTTCTGCCCTTATAATATTCTAAGGCATCTAACCTTGCTTCTCTCCAATTATCTTTGGCTTTTTGTTTTGCATCATATTTGCTTTGTAGAACTAACAACTCTGACATATTTGGTATCATCTTTTTATACTCCCAAGTGTAGGTTTTATAATAGGAAACTCCCAATGGACAAAATATCCAAAAGCATCTGAAGCATGTGTAATCAATTTGTTGCTCTTATCTATTTCTCTTGTTCCCTCTTTATTACAAGTTTTCTCTAAATCTTCTATTAGTGTTTTGCATTTAGGGTCTATTATTATATTCCCATCTAATGCTTTGTTTACAGCATTAACCCTGTCTACAACTCTTGGATTAGTTTTCATAGCTTTTATCTTAAATCCATTTCTTCTAATTATATCTAAATCACTATACATAGCTGAAGTAGACTTAGAAGCACCTGTTGCATCAGGGTATGCTATATATTGACTATTAGGGTATTTGTTTTTTATTGTTTGGCACATTCTTTCAGTAAGCAAATCACCTGCTCCTGCATGTGTTAATGCAATAGTGTCAAATACTCTTACTTTTGGGGGTTGCTGTTCATAAATTTGTGCAAGTACACACACTTGGGGTTCACAGTTAAAATCCCACCCAACCAATACTGGCTTTGACCTGTTGTATGGTACTGCTTGTACATTGGCATCTCTGTCAAATTGATAGTAAGTTTGTCCTTGTTGTAATGATACAAATTCACCATCTCTGTATGCCTTTAATAATTTTTCATCATAGTTATCTTCTAAAAGTTTCAAATAACTTTCAGGTAAATATACATTATCTTGTGTTTTTCCCCTAACTAAAAATTTATTTTCATCATCATTCTCTACCATTAAAGTGTATGTGTACTTCATACCTTCAGGTGTTGTGCATATATAAATCTCAGGATCATTACAATCTCTCATTCTACCAATAGCTTTATTAAATGCTAATTCACAATATCTATAACTGGATATGTCAAATTCATCAAAACCACAATAACTTAAAGACACACCAACTATCTTATCAGGCTTTACCATTTGAAATATCTTTATATTGCCATAAGCAGTTTTAATTGTATGCTTAGAAACATTATACTCATAAGCAATACCTTTATCTCTTAATATATCAAGAAATGGTGGTATAAATACTTCTTCAGCAAGTGAGTATGTTGGGTATATAATCCATCCATTACTAATGCCATCTTTATTTTTTCTTGTAATGTGATTTATAAAAGTTTTGTGAAGGAAGCTAAATGTTTTTCCTGAACCCATTCCAGCAACCATAGCTGAGATACTCTTGTTTTTGTTCTTACCAGCAAACCCACTCTTTAGAAAATCCCATTGGTGTGGAAAGTAATCTTCTTTATGGATTGTTAAGTTAGATGCCATCAAACACTATATCATCAATAGGTTTAACTTCTGTTACTTCTTGTTTGTCTGTTTGACCTAATACTTGTTTGCCTAACCATATAAGCATTGGAACACTTCCTCTATCTGCTGCATTCCACTGCATTTTTCTTAATCTAATTTTTCCAGCATCTTTACCTTTTGCAATATTTGTGGAATATTTCTTTGAAATTAAATCTTTACTACAACCAAAAAAAGAAGCAATCTCTGTGTTAGTACAACCAAATGCTGCTAACTTTTCTACTTCTTTAGTGTCTATATCATATTTCTTAGGTCTGCCAACAGATTTAGTGCTTTTTTTTGCTTTGTCCATGTGCATAAGATAGTAATTATATTTCTAATCTCTTAACAATTATTTTTTCTTCTTTACTTTTTATTTGCTTTACAGTATCAACAACTAACCAATTAGAACTATCATCCCACATAAAACCTTCATTACATAAAGCATCTATAAATTGTTTTAAACCACCCCATACATTATCATAATCATAAAGTCTTTTTAAATGACATTCTATTGTAATCTTACATTTGTTGTTTGTTTTTTTAATCTTATTAACTCTCATTTGATTGCCAATTAAAATTCTATACTCATTTTTTAATTTACTTTTTAATGCCCAGTGCATCCTATCTATCTTATTCCTGCTAAATATCTTATGATCTATTTCTATTGTTTCCCACTTATTAGAAGAACTTTGTTGCATTGTCTTTTCTTTTTTTGATTTCATCAGCTTTGTCCTTGTTTTCTTTAGCTACACATTTTATACATCTTTTTACAGTATAGCCTGAATATAGTTTATAAAACTTGGCTCTGTCTTTAACCTTATTGCATTTACTACATTTAATTTGGTTAGGTGGCAGCATGGAGATCAAACCCTAAATGAGAGTGTAGGGATTTGAAAGGTTAAGGTTACACTGCCACCCATTGTTACTTGATGCCTTCCTGTAATATTTTCTGCACTTCTTCTTGACTTGCAGCATTTCTTTTTGCTTCTTCCAATTGCTTTTTAACCTCATAACCTCTTTTTAACATTAAGTCACCTGAACTTACATCTTCTTTTTTATTATTAAAATCATTATTTGCCCACCTTGACAATCTTCTTTGTGTATCCCAAGTTTTTTCAAGTTCAAACTTCATCTTTGTTTTACTCTTATTTGGCTCTGTCCAATAATTACAAAAGTTAATCCTCATGTCTTTACTATATTTTTTATGAAACTCATTAACCTCATTTATAAACTTAATTCTTCTATTGGCTATGTTTTTCTTTATTGCTTCACTAACTTCTAAAATTGCTACATCCATGTTTTTCTCCTTAACCTTATCTTTGTCTTTATCCTTATCTTTATCTTGTACACTTGCATAAGTGTTTGTAACACTTTGCAAACAGTTATATTTGTCTAAAATCTTAATAACAGAAGCATGTGCTTTTACATTAGGATTTAAAATATTATACTGAAATGCTGGAAAAGCTTTGATAAAATACTTATCTTCTTTTATTACTTTAATGTGCTTACCTAAATGCTCTTTAATCTCTTTTTCTTTAAGTGGCATACCTATTTGAAACTCTGCTAATTCTATATCTACATCCCACATACCAGCATGGTCACATTGTGTAAGTAAATAAATATAAAATAACTTCAACTTTGGTGGCAGATTTCTCCACCACCTTTTCTTCCATATATCTGTTTCTATAAATCTTTTAGCCATTTGAATCTCCTTTTTTAACTTAACCTTAACCTATAATTTAACACTTATATTGTTTTATTCAACCTTCTAATATCATCCATAGGCACTTGATAGAAAATTTTACCACTTTCATCATAAGTTCCTTTTTTATAATTATTAGATTGTAGCAGGTCAAACAAATCAACTATGTCTAAAAAAACCTTTTCAGAAAACTTTGGATTGTAAATAAAAAATACAAATTTACCTACCTCTAACCATTTCTGATATTCTATTAGGTCTTTTTCTTTTATTTTAACATGCTCACCAGTATAAGTGTCTGCCATCTTACATTCAACAAAGTAAAATTCTTTGCTGACACACATATAATCAGGTGTTTTTAAAACTTTTTGTGGCATGTGTTGAATAACATATTTTGGTATATCTTTATTAATTCCATAATTACAAAACCAATAATTATTATTTAAACATACAATCTCAAACACTTTTTCTGCCACCTTACCTTTGTTGTTTCTTTTTTTAAAGCTGCAAGATTTACAATTAATTACCATAACCACCTCTAATTAAGAATAAGTCTTTTATGAAGTTTTCTTTAATGGATCTAACCTCATTTTCTGCTTTACACCACTTAATAAACATATACACATTACCTAATAGTGATGCCCATAGAAACCCTTGTATTATTATCATGAATAAACTCATTTGTTTTTCTCCTTATTGTTTATGAAAATAGTTGGTCTACTTCTTTTTTTAAATCATATGGCTTTTCTTTAGAAGCTTTCTTGGTTGTATCATCCATTTTTTTTAGTGTCTTAGATAATTCTGTATCACCAACCTCTTGACTTCTAAGATTCATTTCTTCTATAGCTTTTGCTTTCCATGATTCTACAGAACATTCTTCAACTAACCATCTAAGAGTATTCTCATCAAGTTCTTTGTATGTTTTACCTTGATTATTACCTGACTTGAACCCAACTACCTCATTCCTATCAAAAGTGCCTGATTCAACAGGTTTTGTTGGCTGTTTCTTTACAGGCTTACTTTCTTGGTTTATAGCATTTGCTACTTCTTCTGCACTTGCAAACTCACTACCTAAGTATCCAGCACTTGCTAATGCTCTACCTATACATGATGTTTCTGCACATTCAATGTAGTTATACTCATTTATTCTTGATGATTTTTTGTTTTCTATAGCATGACCTACAAACTCATTATCATCTATTTTTACAGTAGCTTTCATAACAACAATGTCATCTTTAAATTGTATGATCTCTGTGTTTATAGACACATCTTTATCTTTGTGGTCATTGTGAAACTCTGTTACTCTTTCTGCTACTGTTTTGTAATCCTTACCATGTATTTTAACTGGCATATTAATATCCTCCCTTTCTAATTAATTGATTTCTATCTGTTGTTATTAGTATGTATGGACATTCAGGCTCAAAATCCAATAACCTTAAAAGTCCATCTCTTATGTTGTCAGGCATTACTTTTTTACCACTTAAATAACT